TGCCACAGCACCGGCCGGCTGCGTCCCCTCCTCGAACTGGAATTCGAGGCCGTTGAACTTGTAGCGCTTCAGCACGGCGCGCCTCCTTTCACTGAATGGATGGCGGACGCCCGGAATGCCCGGACGCCCGCCGAACCAACCGTTTGATTTCCGACTAGGCAATCTTCACGAATGCGGCCGGGACGCGGACGGCCAGAGCGAGGCGCTCCTCGACGATGACGGTCACGCGGTTGCTCGTGCGGTCATCGTGGTCGCCCATGACGACCTCAACGCGCGCGCCCTCGTTGGCCTTGGTGATGACGGATGCGCCCTGCTTGAACGCGCCGACGAGAACGGTGCCAGTTGCGACAGCGTTGGAAACAATCGTGTTGAGGCCCCACAGACCCGGCTGCGTAGCGACTGCGCCGTTGCCGTACGGGCCGTAGAAGCAGCCGCCGCCGTAGTACTGGCCGGTCGTGCCGCCGTCCTTAGCGAGGCGAATCGTCTGGTAATCCGTCGGGTTGATGATGATGGCGTCGGCCTCGTAGTCGCTCGCGGCCTTGACATTCATGATGGCCTTGAAGACGTCATCGGCGGCGATGGCGGAGCCGGCGGGCGCAAGCGTCTGGACGCCGCTGGTGGCAAGAAGGACCGTCATAAGCTCGGTCTCGATGGCCTTGTCCAGCTCGTACAGGCCGCGTGCGTCGATGGACGACTTGAGGAACTCCGCGTCCTCGATGAGCTCGTCGGTCTCGTAGTACCAACCGGCGACCTTCTCAAGCGAGGCGGTCTTAGGCGTGTACGGGATGTGGAACTGCGGCTTCTGCGCGTTCTCGGCGGTGACTGCGGGAGCGCCCTCGGCAGCACCTAGGACGAAGTACTTGAGCGAGTTGCCGGAGATGGTCTCAGCGCCGAACAGCCCACGAATCTCGGTGCGGCGAATGCCGTCGATGACACGGCGGTCGAGCTGCTCGATGACCGGTGCGGTGTGGGCGGAAGTAGCGGCCTTGAAGCCGTAGGCGGTGCCGGCGGACTTGGCGTAACCGGCGCGCATGCCGGCGAAGTCGAGCGACTTGGCGGCGAACTCACCGAGCGACTTGGCGGTCGTGTCGGCCTTGGCGCTCTTCTGCTCGGAGTTGCCCAGCGAGGCGATCATCGAAGCGGCCTTCTCGGCCTTGGCGATGGACTCCTTGAGCGACTCGCACTCGGTGGCGATGGCGTCGGCCTTCTCGATGGCCTCGGCGTCGCCGGCCTCGATGGCGCTCTTAAGCTCGACGAGTTCGGCCTGCTTGGCGGAAAGCTGGTCCTTGAGGTTCATTTGAAACCCCTTTCGTGTGGTTGTGTGCGGTTGTGTGTGGTTGTGTGCGTTAGCGATTGATTCGCTCGATATACGCGAGGATTTCGGCCTGCTTGGGCGACACGGTCTGCGGCTGCGCTGCCGTCACCGTCTGCGCCTGCTTGGCTGCGTCCTCGTCCACAGCGGCCGGCTCGGTCTCTGCGAGCAGGCCGTCAATGGCTGTGATGATTTCGCGCGCGTGGTCTGCGATTGCGCGCAGCTCGTCGGCGTCTTTAGCGCTGTTGCGCCTGCCGGATTTGATGCCGGTAATCACGGCGTGCTGATTCGCGGGGATTTGGACGAGCGACACCTCGAACAGGTCGAGTTTGCGCAGCTCGTTGGCGCGTGTGCCATCGTCCAGTTCGGCTTCGTCCTCATCGATTACGGCATACGCGAACGAGAACTGGTACAGACGCCCCTCACGCGCGAGCTTGCGGACGTATTGCGCTTTTTCGTTCTCGGCGTCCAGTTCGCCGTGGACCCACAGGCCGCGCTCGTCTTCGCGAATCTCGGTGATGCGGCCGATGTTGTACTCGGGGTCGCTAGTGTTGTGGCCGTACAGCAGCGGGACGTAGATGCCGTTTGCCATCTTGGCTTTCCACGCATCGACGGCCTCGGCGAACGCGCCGGGCGCGATTACGTCGCCGTAGCTGTCCGGCTCGCGGTCGAACGTCGCCGCATACCCCTCGACGATGCCGCCCTCGTCGGCGATGTCGAGCGTGGCGGACTTGATGCGGATATCGCTCATCGCAATATCACCTCCATTGAACACTGGCAGTTGCACGACTCATCGGGCGGCAATCTCCAGTCGCCCGGATAGTTCGCGCCGTTGCTGAATTGCTGGTCGTATTCGACGGTCTCGCCGTCCATGGCTGCGTGGCTGGCTCGCGGATTGGACGAGTTGACCACCCATCGCTTCATCCGGCGTTTGCGCGTCTGGACTTGGCGGCACGCTTCGAGCGCGGCCCAACCGGCCACGGCGGTCGCAAACGACACGCCTTGGCGGTCTGCCCGCTCGCCCTCCGCCATGTCGAACACGCCGGCGGCGGTTGCGCCTTGGTTGGATTCGTCCATGTCTTCGGAATCGTCGAGAGTGCGCATGAGCTGTTTCAGCGTGATGGCGTTTACCGCCGTCGCCTTGCCGACCGCCATCGCGGCGATGTAGTCGGCAATCCGCGAATCATCGAACCAATCGGAGTCGCCGCCCAAATCGCGCATCGAACGCCGCCCGCGCTTGGTCGCCTGCGCGAGCAATATCGGCTCGATATCCTCCGCGAGCTCGCGGTTCCAGCGTTCGCTATCGAACCAATCCGGGTCGCCGTCGGCCTTGGCGTGGACGGTGCCGGCCTTGGCGGCTTTGTCCATGTCTTGGAGGACGCGTTTGCGCTGGCGTTTGGTGAATTTGCGGATTGCGTCAGCGAGCGCGTCTGCGTCGGCTTGTGTGGGCTTGCCGGATGACTTGATTTCGACGGTCGCGGGCTCGTCATCGTCCACACTCTTCACCTGGACTTGCGCGGCGTTGTAGCCGCTGGTCGGGTCGGTGTCGTTGGGTGATGCGAGGCCACCGACCAAAACGTTCAGCGGGACGGTTAGCTCGCTGCCGCCCTCAATCGGCGGAAGATTCAAACGCGAGCGCGCCTCGTCCACAGTCATCCACGGGCGCCCGACCGACGATTGCAGCACAGACGCCTGTTCCTCGAACGACCCTTGGAGCTTCGCCTGCAAATCGAATTCGCAGTACGTGTCCGCCGGCACGCCCAGTCGCTTGACCAGCTCGGCGTTAAGGCGCTGGCTGATCATCGCCAAATCCGGTGCGAGCGCCTCGGCGTACAGCGCGCGTGCGTTATCCTTCGCGGATGCGTAGGTTTGAGCGTCCGTGTGCCAAATCAACGACGGGTTGATGTGATAGACCGCTGCGACATCCTCGCGCGCGATGCGCGTCGCCTCGACCCACTGGGCCTCACGCGCATTAAACCCGCTGTCGCGTAGCTCCATGCCGTCTTCGAGCAACGGCGTTCCGCCCGTGTCGGTCGATTCGCCGGCGTTGGCGTCATCTCCGCCGCCTGCGAACTTCGATTTCCACGAGCGTGCGAACCTGTTCCGCGCTTCAGGCGACCATTCGGGCGCATTAGCGGGTCGGTACAGGTAGCGGTTCACCCATCCGCCGTTCTTCCACACTGAATTGCGGAACGCCCACGCGCTGATTTGCTCGGTTAGCACCTGCTTTAGCGCGTCGATTGGCGCGCCGGCTACGGCTCCGCCGTACGGGTCATAGTGGCGGAATTCGATGAAATCGGACGCGTCGAACCATTGCGGCGCGGCATCCGTCACCGGATTGTCAATCTTGTAGCGCGATGGCGTGAACCCGTCCAGCGTGTCCACGTCCACGACCCACGCGGCCGGGATTTGCAGCATCGTCCATCCGCTCGGCGCGTCGGCGTCCTCAACGACGTATGCGAGCGCGCGGCCGTACAGCTTCAAATCCGTCATCACACTCGCGACGAACTCGTACGTCGTCTGCACCGCGCTCGGGCGTGCGATGAGCTGCGCCATGACCGACTCGCGGTCGCGCGTGCGGCCGTTTTCGTCCATGCGATAGACCTTCAGCGGCAGACACGCGACGTTGTCGGCCATGAACGAGACCACGGCGCGCAGTGCCGGCTGCGTCCGGTACATCTCGGCGGCGTCCATCGCACCCACCCAGCTCGCCACCGCACTGCGCACGACGACGACGCGCCGGCGGTACGCACGGGCGCGCCAACTGTCCAGAATGCCCATATTCACCTCATTCAAAGAAACATCACGCCGGCGTCCTCATACGCGCTCGGCTTGGCGGCAGGCTCCCTCTTGCCTAGTGCGCCGTACGCCATGACGCACGCAATCAGCGGTGCGGCGTCGG